CTTGCCCCGTGACCGCCTGATTATATTTGGTGTCGATAACTACGACGGGATTAGTGCGCCCCTTGGCGAGAGAATTGACAATGTTGCCTGTGTCGGAAGCCGTCCCCAGATAACTAAGCGACGCAGTGTCCACCAGATGCAAAAATCGGAATGGGGCAGAGACTTGGAAGCCGTCTTCGGGTATCCACAAGATGCGTCCTTTCCGATCCAACCCGGCGGACGCAACGGTATTCGCATTTTCTCCAGTGACAGTGATCGTCGGGTGCGAAACACCCACCGGGCAGGCATTCACAACAAGCTGAAGATCCGAGGTGCATTTCCGATTCTGCGCGTCTGTGATGCCCACGGTGATCGTCTCCGAGTCGCTAACCCGGGGAGTCCCCAGGAAAGAACCCGAAGGGCTTAGCGTGATTCCTGCCGGAAGTGTCCCGGCTTCTAAGTTGAAAACATACGGAGCAACTCCTCCAGCGCCCACAAGAGTCTGCACGTAGGGCGTGTCAGTTGTTCCCGCCGGAAGAAAATCCGGGCTGAAGCCAAGGACACTAATCTGAAATGCAGCAGAGACCTGAGCGCCAACCGCAGAGACACAGTTTACTGTGAAGCTATAATTACCCGGCACTGTCGGGGTGCCATCGAGGGGGACAGAAATCCCGGGATACGTTCCCGCGTGAAATACAATCCCCGGCGGGGTAGCGCCTGATACAAGAGACCAAGTGAACGGGCTGGTGCCGCCGACTGCCGCGCACGAGGATGCATACGCCGCGTTGAAGCAATCAAAATCCAGCGGCCCCGTAATACCGGAGAGAGTATCGACAATGCAAGACAAAGTAAGCGGGTCAAAGATTGACTTAAGCGGGCAGGTCCCACTAAAATAGCAGCCGTCGTTTAGCCGGACCAAGTCAGCGCAAACGATGTTACTTATCGCTCCCGCGCCGTTCTTCGTAATCGGCTGGACTGCATAACACCCGGCCAGAACCTCAACGAGGTTTACCCGGCTGCTGTCCAGGACCGGAAAATATTGAGCCGTCTTATCCGAGAAATTTGGGTTCTTATAGAGACGATACCCGTTGATCCCCCCGCCGGTAGGAATAGGCAAGAGGATATAGCTTGTGCCGTCTGCATAGGCTGGAGCCGAGGGAGCGCCTTCAATCTCCTCGATAGAATCGAGAGGAGACTCGCTGATAGCTTCCCCCGGCTCTAAGTGCGCTGTGAGAGAAACTATCGTCCACCAGCCTTTGCTAATCACCGCGACGTTCCCGGGCATCAGGCAGCTTAGCGTATCGACAAAAGGCCCGCTAGGAGACGCACTGGTATAGACCCCGGTGCAATACTGATTCTTCTCAGCCTTCCAGGTCAAGAACCTATGGCACCCGTCGGCAAAGAAAAGCATCAGGGGAGCCGGTGATGCGACGGACTCCACCAGGATAGCAGAACCGGAAGCGCTTACCGGGACAAAATCCTGGCACACCGGCGGAGAGATATACTCAAGCCGGGGACGACGAAGGAAAAGGATGTCTAGAATCGTGTTCATTCAAGTCCCGTCGAAAGAATCGGGGGCAACGTCTGTGTCAATTCATTTTCGGCCTGCTTCGTCGCGATAATATCGGCAACTCGGTCGGCAGCTTCCTGAGAAACAATGCTCTCTGCCGCGCCAACACCAACCGCGCGGAAACCGTCCTGGTCAACTACTACCGTGCGATTCGATGTGTAGTAATTCAAGGCGGCGATTGCGAGGCTAGCAACCGCGTCGGCATAGTTGTCTGTCTCGATGCCCGCGCCATCGGCGCTAACCGCGTTCACCCCGGCCTCGTCATCACAAGCTGCCGCGTCGCCTGACAGGTCTTCCGGGACCAAAAATGCGAAGGGCCGAACCCAGCGCAGAGTCGCGGGACCATGACCTACAACCAAAAGCTGAAACGCCCGGTCTATGTTGTCCTCATCTGAAGATTCAACGCCACAAGACCCATCAACGTCATTAGAGACCTGCTGATTCGCATCCTCGGTTCGAAGGGTCCGGGATTGGGGCTTGAACGTGAGCACCGTTGAAGTGCTGGTAAGCGGCTGGTCAAAAGCAAGGCTGCCTTTCTCAACCTTCACCAGCTTGCTCATCACCTGACGAAAATGCCCCCGGGTCCCGCCCGCATAGAACACTCCGACATTCAAATCCTCCGCGATGCCCGCGAACCCTAAATCCGTCCAGGCCAACCGGCAGCGAGTGCCAGGAGCTTTTTGGCTGGTATCCACTGAACTTGCCCCGAAGTATCCACGCGTCCAGATTGCCCAGGTGATCGGGCAGCCATTGTCGAGCCGGTCGGTGGTGAAGCTCTCCCATAGCCGGTTCTTTCCGTCAGCATCCACGGAGATGTGAAAAATCCGCTTGGCTCCCATGATGTTACCATACATCCACTCAACCGGACGGGTGCCAGTCCAATACCCGGACCACGAGGGGCCAGAATCATCGTTCAAAGTCTCGATGCTCGCATGGTTGAGAACCCAGGTATGTTTGTTGTAGGTGTCCTCCGCCGGGACTGACATCGCGAGCCATTGACCAAAAGAACCAGCGGCCACCCCGGTCAAATCCTCGGACATTTGCGTCTTGCTATATAGTAGCTCGTTATCCCGGATCGGCAGGCGAGTGGTAATCTTTCCACTAAGCGCCGGGTCATAGATAGCGACGCCGTCGGTTGAATACCAGACCAGATGCCCGTAGTGAGAGAGGACTGAGCGCGGCGACGTAGTGCCGGTGCCAACAACCTCCTCCTGGAAGTTGAGAGTCGAAGTCCAGAGCGTTCTATCCCGAATATTCGCCTGGACGATAGACCCCGAAACGTCGGTGAACACCATCAACTGCGGCGACTCAGTGGACGGCGTGACACACATCGCCGTCACCTCAGACCGGAAGAAGAAGCTTGACTGGCCGCCGAGATAGACCTGCTCGCGAAAACTGAAGGGGTTCGAAATGTCGCTGGCGAAAAGCTGACGGCCCCGGCCCACCCAAAGCCGGTCTCCTACCCAGGCCATAGGGCCGCCGGTTGGGGTCTCGTATTGGTCTCCAGAGACCTGCCCGAAGTCAGCCCCATCCCACCAGACCGGCGCTGAGAACCCGCCGTCCTGGATCATCAGGACTGTGCGAGGATTGATAGCCCGTATCGCCGGAGCTACTCCGGTGCCGAGTCTCTCTGCTGACTGAGTCGTCTGAGCCCAATAGACCAGCCGGGCGGAAGGCAACAGGCTAACGCCAGGAAGTCTTCGGAAGCTGGTAAAAGGCCAGTCGGCCACATAGACGAAGCCGTCAATGACTGTGATGCACTGCGCGAGGCCAACTAGCGGGAGAAAGATGAAGCCGCCCTGGAGGTTACCATCCGGGAGAGTCCTAACGCAGCGATGCCCAGGTCGGCAGGATATAACTCCGCCCAGGTTGATAACGTTCATTCCCATCCAAAAATACCCCTGGGGTATCTGGCTAGGATCGGAGTCCGACTTTACACCATTTCGGAAATCCCCGTCATAGTCGATAATGCGGACAGAAGGGCTAGGCGGCACAAAGCTTAGCTCCTTTACTTAGATTGTCTCTCGCCCAAAGAGGTTGTAGGTTCGAAAAATGAAAGCACTCGCGCTGCTGTGCCGGGTCCGTCAGATCGAAGCTCGCACAGGGACGCTTGTGGTCAACGTGCCACTTTCCATAGTTCTCCCACGACATCCCAGGAGAGAACTGCTTCTGAAGATGCTCCTTAAACTCAGAAAAAGAACACCCCAAAAAACCCATCGTCCGTGCCGCACGACGGTTGACGTGTTTGAGCGCTCCCCAAATCCGTATTGTCAACTGAGTCCGAAGCTTCCAACCTGGATTTGTCGCCCGCTGCTGAGCATTCCAGTCTCGCTTTAATTTTCGATTACGAGAAAGATTCTCCCTAACCCATCCCCGCTGATATTCACGGTGGGCAGTCTTTCTCCGCAAATAGGCCCGGTGCCTCTGGAGAGCAAGTCGCTCCGGGTGATTAGCCTGATACCTTTTACATCTAAGAGCGTGAAGTTTTCTCTTTTTGGTTAGCTGAAACCAACACCAGACAAAAAATAACGTCAAATCTTTTTGGGTCATTTTTGTATAATATCAGGTTTGGGATACCGAAACAACTGAGGGATCACCGAATATCGTAGTCATACTTATCGCGAGGATTAGACATGTCGATGACCTGGACGGGATTATATACGGGAGGTTCGGCGCATTGCTGAGCTTCCAACTCGATCCGAGCCGCATCAGCCTCATAAGAGTGCGCTTCCTGAACTTGATTATCCGCCATGTGTTTTCTCGCCTGAATAGCAAGTAAGACCGCTACTCGACTACGCAAGGGAATGTGATCATAGCGAGAAGTAAATGTCGGATTAGTCCGTCGAAAAGCAATGCGTGCCCAGTTGCAACTTCGATTGAGTTGGATGCGACGATACTGAGGCAATGTTTCGTCGGGCTCCATCACAGTCAGCAAGACACCAGTAGAGCCAGAATCATCGATTGTAGAAAGCCGGACACTTCCCACCGTGGGCTCTTTATAGAGACCGGTAATTCGCGCGATGGTCGGCGCGTCAGCATCCGGGACCGCCACGCCGTAAATCGTTGGGGCCTGCCACCCGTTTTGCCAAACGCCATTGACCTGACGCCGAAGAACATTACCGCCCGCGTCAAAGCCATAGACGATCACCTGCTTGTTATTGTCTTCCTTGGTCTGAAGATAGGCAACGAGCTTCGCCGGGTGAATCAGGTCCCGATAGGTGCAGTGAAATTTTCCAGCATCCCGCCAAGCCCATTCACATATCGTTCGGCAATCCCCGGGACCGTTAAGGTGAAACGAAAATAATTGCCCGTAACCAAGGATAGGCTGGCCCCCGATATTCACCCCGAGGACGGTGTCCACTTCACGGGGAAGACCGATACACCGCCGCCCGCACCCCGCAGGATTATTGCATTGCGTAGCGCCATCGCAAGAGGCGCACCCGGCGGAGCAAATGTCCAGGTAACCCTTCCAGCCTTCGAGGTCTTCCTTGTTCGCGATTAGGCTGACAGAGTCAGTAAGCCATCGAAAAAGCTTCGTGTCGTCGCAAGCTCCAACGATCTTACGCGCCTCGTCATAAACGTCGTCAACGCGGAACATAATGCTTAGTAATCACCATCTTCGTCGTCACCGCCGCCGCGCTTCTGCATGATAGCTTTCGCTAGGGTGTCGAGCGCCGTCTCCGCGTCGTTATTGCGACTCGTCGGCTGCTTTACTTCATCCTGATCCTCGACATCCTCCAAGGAATGAACCTCGATGCAGCATTCATACCAGTGCTTACCATCGCTTTTCACCCGGCTGGTCTCAGAGATTTTCTTCAGACAAACGGTCGCTTCGAAATTCTCCGGCAGGTCCAGGTCCACCGGACCGGAGTAATGGAACGCCGGATATTCAATGCGCTCTTTCTCGGATGGTGAGGAAGAAATTTCGACTGGCTGGCAACAGCCAAGGTCTTTTTGACTCACTCCAAGATCAATTTTGTCGTCGCTCATAAGTCAATAACTCAAGTCGTCAGTTGTCAGAGGTCCCGCATCTTCAATAGTCAGCATGTGGTCCGTTATCGTCAAGTTA